TCAATACGCTTCATGGCAACCTGCTCTTCATTCAGCTGATTGACAATCTTTCCCTCGTACACCTCCTTCAGTCCTGCATTGACCGTAGTCATTGTTGCAGTCATTTAAGCCCCTTTGTAGTTATTGACTAGCTGCTGCTGCTTTTTGCAGCATGTCAGCGAGAATGGCCTTAGAATCTTTACTCGCTAATTTGCTAGGGTCAACTGCTCCGTTCGGGACTGATCCTGCTCCACCAAGAAGTGTAGGGGGTTTAGGATTTCCACCGGTAACTCTGTTGACTGTTGCTTGAACAAAATCACTATAGGCTTTGACGGCTTTCTCTCCGTCCATGCCCTGTGACATTTTCATAGCAACATACTCTTCATCGAAATCTCCGTGCTTCTTATGTAAAGAAGCCAGATAGTTCGTGAACTCTTGGTTCTCCTGCTCCGTCTGCTTGGTCTTTTTATCCTCTGCAAGCATAGTTGCAACTGCAATCAGCAATTCACGTTGCTGCTGATACTCAGCCACAAACTGTTCTGGTAATCCATCAAAACGAGGATCAACAGTAGGATCAGACTGCGGCGGTGCTGTTTGTTGTGCGGCTTGCTGTTGCATCACCTGCTGTGCTCCAGCGTGGCCTAATGCTTCAGCAAGTCGGTCATATACCAACTGAGGGTCATTATCTATCAGTTGATAAAGATCGTATGCAGACCGTAACGTATCAGGATCGACACCTAAACTTTTATAGGGTCGATATTCGTCATGAATAGCCTGAAAACGCCTCGTAACTCCAGCATCCCAGTCCTTGATGTAAGGCTCTAAAACCTTACGATCAACTTCTGGAATATGCTTAAGAAAAGCATTGCCTAGAGTTTCCTCTGGAACACTAGGTAAAGATTCTACAGGGCCGAGATTTAACGCCCCTTGTTCCGTAGGTAATCCCCCGTTGGCACTAATATCGCTCATTGTGGTACCTGTTGCTCCTGTGGTGCCTGCCCCGGAGAACCTCCCAGGGTGCTTTGGAATTGCATCATAGCCTGCATTCTCTGCTTATGAACTGCAAGGTGAGACAAGAAGTTTTGTTGAATCTCAGGCGGTAGGATTTCATATTCCTGAGTACGCATAAATCGAGAGTGCTCGTCAATATGCACAGCATCATCATCGAACTCATTAACGGGAATAATTGGAGGAGCAGGGATAGGTTGGCCCATCTGATCCATTTGAGGAGCCTGCGCTTGCATCGCTTGAACTTGTTGCATAACCTCAGGCGGAATATCTCGCATTCTAACGTTCTCTCGCTGAGCCTGTCGAACGCTAACTTGCGAATCCTCGAAGAGTTTATTGGTCTCCACCATATCTAAGTAGCGAAGAATTCTATCAGGAGGAATCCAGCCAAGTTTACCTAACTCAGTTAAAAACGCCTGCTTCGCTGCTCGTGAGCGAGGAATACCAGACCCTGCTTGAACACGAAAGTCTGTATTTCCAGCAACATCTGATTTAGAGAATTCGAAGGTTTCTAGCATGTTGTTAACACCAGTAACCTTAACAAGACGCTCAGCGTCCCAATACTGATCCACTAGAGATAGCATTGCCTTGCCAGTTTTTTCCGTGGCTTCTTCGATTGATTGAACCGTGTGGGATAGACGAGTGTCATTTTCTTCTTGGAGGTACGCAATTGCGCTTGCTGCTTCAACGCCTGGCGGAGTCCTACCGTTCGACACTTCGAATTGACCAACATTATCGTCCATATCCCGAGAGATTCGCTCCAACGAATTCTCGACGTAGTTAGGCAATTGAACCAAAGGAAGAGGAGTAGGAGGAGCAAAGCCTGGCTGATAAGTAATAATCAATCCAGGCTCAGAAGTCATCTTACCTGGATCAATTGATCCCTTAGCAGCAAGTAACTGAGGACGAGCCATACGATTCTTAGCTTCGATAATCTGACTAACTGTTCGATTATATTCCTTTTGTAGAGGAATAAGATCCTTGATTACCGAATCTCCATAGAAGCGCCCTGTAGGAATGTGGTCGATCTTAGCAAAGGGATAACGGGTATTCTTATAAGGCCAGACCGAGTAACTAAGAAGTTCCTGGCCTGCCCAGATAATAACCATGCCTTGCGGATAATCCGAGCAAGGTTTGACCCACATCTCTTTGACGTAAGTTAAATCTCTTTCTGTAGCATTGGCGATACCAAGAGCGGAGAAGAAACGCTGTTCTAAAGCAACGCCTCCCGCTGACACATCAGAACGAGTCTCTGATTGCCACGTTTCATTAACCCACTTCGTATCTTTAGCAGAAGCGTGAACAACGTAAGGTTGATCTTCAATCTCTTCTTGCTCCAGATCAGGAACGAACATATGAAAAGCATTGACAGGATCAATACAAACAGTTCCTGGAATTCCAGAAGAGTCAAGCTTGTTAGGATCAAACCACGTCTTAATAAAAGATGATCCACACATCAAGGCCCAAAATACAGCCCTACGTTTGTTGGGTTCCCAGCCCAACTCTTGAAACAGATACTCACTGATAGCTTCTGCGGCTCTACTCGCAGTAATATCTGTATCGTCTGTAGATTCAGGAACAACATAATACTGGATGCGTTCTTTACCCAGCTTAGTAAGTTCTTTTCTAATGATCGGACGAATTTTATTGACAACAAGGCGAACCCTCCACTTCGGAGCAGGAGGTTCGTATAGTCTGTAGAAGTCAAAGTTATTCGTTGAAGTTCCAACCCACTCTACCCACTGACGGCCGAAGTAGAAGGCCATGTTGTAGTACCAATCACGCTCAAATGTGACCCGCTGATTCTTGCAGAGCGTGAACTTTTTCTCACAATCTGCAAGAATCTTTTTGCGGTCAGCATCAGATAACCCATCGGCCTGTAGAGGACCGCTGGTTAACATCATTTCATTCATCTGGGCCTCAGAAAACTGCTGTGCCACATCTGTCATGCGCTAATTCCTAACTCGTTAGCATCATCCTCGTACGACACAAGCACGTCACCCAAAGGAACTTGTTGCCCTAGTAATTTAGCGGCTCTTTCTAACTCCGCCTCATCACTACCTGATGTGTAATCCTCATAACTGAATAAGGAGGGATTTGTCATTCCCTGTAACGACTGGAACGTCAATGGGTCTTTGCTCATCAGACGATTGAGCAATTCCCTTCTCTCCTGCTGCCAACTTAACCGCTCGACGCCGTGCTGCCCGTTCACGTCGTTCAGTTGATTCTGAAAATGGGTTACAATTAAGAAAATCAAGAAGGCCATAAAGATCAATGCCATTCCCAAGCAAAGCGTCAAATAAAGTGCCGAACTCATTGTTTTGTTCCCTTAGTGTGTCGAGTTCAAGTTGAAGCTTGGCAATGTGCCTTTGATCTGCTTGAACGTATCCGGCCGTCTTAGCTATCTGATCCACGCAGAAGTTGCAGTAGTAAACCGTTCCGTGAAAATCTTCAATATACTCCATATCAAGAAAGTATTCACGATCCGAAGAACCACCACATCCTCTGCATTGGCCTGGAGAAAGTGCTGCTACTTCTACGATTTTCATTTAAGCCTTCTTATCTGTCTCAGCCTGAGCCTTAAGAGAAACAACCTCAGGAGTCTCTTCTGGAACAACTTCCTCTTTCTTAAGCTTCTTCTCAGCTTCCTTAGCAGAACCAGCAGGAATATTGAGAATAACTATAGGAGAATTCTCCAGAACCTGGTGCACAGAAGAACCGACACTCGACATTAGTTGCCAAGGCCGGTTCGCATCAAACTTAACCTCGAAAGCTGCAAGAACATTGTCCTCCGAAGAATCATCCCCGTTACGAATTTCAAATCTCATACCGGGAACTTTCTCTTCCTCTGCTTCAGCCTTCTTGGAATCTTTATCAGTAGTAGCAGTCACCAGTCATCTCCTAACATGGATACTAGGTCTTTTGCCCCGTAATCTTGCAACTTTGTCAGATCTATATCAACCCCGTATCTAGGAGAATTCAAAACAATGGCCTCTTTTACTCCTAGAATATTAGACGGCTCGGGCATAATTAATTCTTCTGGACTAAATCGACTAGCCACGCCATAACGTAAAGCGTCACAAGCATGATCATCTTTCTTAACTGGATGTTCTTTAACGTTATTCGTTGCTTCTATCTTCCTAGAACTCCAGCGACCCCACCTGTAACGTTGAAGTTCCCACAGTAACTTCTCACAATTCTTTGTCACAATAAGTTTATTGTGCTCTAAGAGTCTAGCTACTCGATTTATACCTCCAGGAACATTATTATTACCTAACGCTACAGGAAGGCCATTTTCAATATACTCTGTCTGGACACTAGTCCCGGTAATAGGATCAGTGTTTCTAATAGAAGGATCACCTACGACAAAAGCCGGCTCAATTCCAAGAATCTCACATCGTTGCCTAACTTCGCTTGCATGATGGGAAACAATTTCTCCCGACACGTAGTACTCATCATAAACAAGCAATCTACCGTCAGTGTCTGCCGCAAACCACAAGAAACAGGTTGGGTTGTTAAATCCATGGTCCATCGCAAGGAAGTGTGTCCATTTCGTACGAATAGTCTCCCAGCGTTCTGTGCCAAGTACGGGTTCGATAACGTTGGCGCCTTGCTTGAGATACTTTCCATAGATCAATCCTCCAATCTGAACAAACTTACCATGACGCCGTGCCTGCTTTTCATCCTCCGTCATTCCACTAAGATAAGAATCAATCTCTAGAGTATTAATATAGATATTACTATCCATATCAACTTCTATGACATACGGATCTGGTTTTAACATACTAGGAAGATAAATATCGTCATAGACCCACGTCATCCCATCAAGCGGAGTCATTGTAAGAATCCAAGAACCGCTCACATCAATAAGACGAGCCATGTTCTCATTGAAGATCTCTTTTGGAGGTTCTTCGTCAAACCAGATAAGATCACGAGAAGTACCAGCGTGCTTATCAACATCTTGATCGTTAGATAGAAATTCAATAGTCGATCCATTAGCTAGCGTGAGAATCCGAGTCGATTTTTGAAAAGACTTATCCCAAGAGCCATCAATCAATTCAGATGGAGGCATCCATCTAGCGATTTCAGGTTTCATAATTAACTCGAAACCGTGATCAAAGTCGACAGAAATACCACGAGCTCTGATTGGGGGTCTAGGAGTAGGGCGATATGGATGTTTTCCTGTCAACCACATCACTACTTCGGCAGCACCGCACACTGTTTTACCAGCACGGTTTCCTCCCATTAACGCCCGACCCTTGGCAGTAGAAGTATGAATCTTCTCCTGATGATCCATAGGCTTATAGCCAAATATAGAAGGTCGAACAGAAGTACGCCTTAAACTAGACGCTAATTCAGCTAGAATCTCCTGTGGTTCCAGAACTCGGGCCTTGCGTGCCATATCCTACCTTAGTTATTAAGCGCAATAACAAAACCAACTACCGTTACCGTTACGATAATTAAAGTAGCTAAAAGACCGATTATAGCATATACAGCAGCTTGATTTTCTTTACTTCCCAGCCTCATAGACTCAATAGCTACGATTCTATCTTTAAGATCACCTAAACTTGAAGAAACACCAAAAATAGATGTAGTAAATTCACTACGCAAAGCTTTTAACTGTTCGGCAGTACCAGCTTCTGATTTTGCAATAGCAGTACCCTGAGCAATGGTTTGTTCTTTAACAGCTTCCTTCTGAGCAATAAGGGCAGCATCTACAGCTGATTTGGTATCTGTCTTCTGCTCAACTCGTTGACGCTCAACAAGCTCAAATTCTTGGGATACCTTACGAAACTTTTCGTTAACTAGTTCTACTCTGTTAGCCGATTGTGAGTCCATCAGATGCTGTAGAGAATTTACACGCATTTCTAATAATTCTCTTACGCCCTTAATTTCTCGTTGCAGTGCTTCTGTAGTAAGAACAGTTGGGTCTGGTACAGGAGTCGAGACACTTGGATGTAAAACCTCATCAGCCAACTTAGAATCCTATCTCTAAAATACATACTTCATAACAGCAAAAATAACAATAATTACAACCAGTACAACTACAATAATCTTGTAAGTATCCATCTCACCTCCTGGAAATCTTAGCTGCATCAACAGCCTCAGCATACTCAGTAAGAGGCTTGATAGCAACTGTTTGTTTCTGTACTATCAAACTAGCAACTAACTGATTAGCCGCAGCGAGAACTGCAATTAATCCAGCTGCAATCTTCTCGTCAATAATACTTAGTCCTGTCAGCACAGCAATCACAGCCGCCAAAAAAGTATTTATAGCAGTTGAAATCTTATCTGGATTATTCTCCCACATTAGACTCGCCCCCATATATCATTAGTTGGATTCTCTCCAACCACAGGGCCAGTCTTTTCCATGTATACACGATCTACAGGAATAGGATCATAGCCAAAGTCCTTAACACATTGACTCCAGGCTTCATTGGTAGGAATCCAATACTTCCCTCCATTAAATACAACCCAGGCATTATTTCCATGCAGTACGAAGTTCCTCATTCCATCCTCCGGTAGTGGAACATAAGTGGTTAAATAACTTGCAACCTTCGACCTAAATCTATTAATACGACCCTGGTATGCTCCCCAGTCATTATTATCCTCCCAAACACCGAAAGGATCAATCTTTCGACCAGGGGTTGTAGTACCAGGACCACACCATTCTTTATGAGCGAACACCACGTTTGCATCGGTCCACTTATACTCCTTCATCAACTCAGCACAAAGTTTAGCTGAAGACTCAATCTGCTTAGTGGGGTATTTCTCTGTACCAGTACCAGGATTAGCAATTTCAATACTAATAGCCTCAAAATTGACTCTATCCTGAACAATAGTTCCTACTGGGGTAAGGTATGGTCCACCCCTGCCTCCATGATTACATGATCCAGCAGCACAAACATAGATTGTGCCATCTCTAGATATGTAAAAATTGCTAATAGGAGCAGTATTAGAACCAAAAGTAATGTACGAGGCATCACTGACTCCATCACTTCCTTTCCCGGAAGCAGTATGGTGAACTGTGATTCCCTTAAGAGAATTGAACCCCTTGTTACTATTGCTACGAGTAGGCCAGCCTGCTTGCTCAACTACAGGAAATCCAGTACGTCGAGCAATTTCGGCTGCCTTAGTTACATAGATTGTTCCGGTCATTTAAAGTCCTTGTGTAGGCTGATCCTCATCGTCAAAATCTTCACCATCATCTTCCATTCCCTCTACAGGGGCCTCCTCTTCTTCTACAGGGGGGTTTTCCGAGACCGGATTATCGAAATCGCTCATCTTTCACCTCCTTTTAGTTACTGAAGCTGCCAAACTCCACCGCTAATACTAGTCAAGCTTGGATAGACTAAGTTCTCTACATCGGCTCCACCAATAGTGCTTTTTATGTGAATTTCCGCAAGCGTACATAGAAGTGGAGTACTCGTTCCGCCCCCCTTACCA